CTACTGGAAAAATCAAATGGAGAAGATGTTAATGATGTAAATTTTGATACTCTTGGTCTAAAATCTAAAACATCAGATGCTCTAACAGAGTCTTTTAAAATTGGAACATCGGATTTAAAATTATTGGTATTGTAACTATTTGCGGTATACAGATCTCCAGAATCAGACTCAGAAACCTCAAAAGAATTATAAATTACTAATAATTTTTTAGCCGGAGAATTTGTTCCTATATTTCGTACTATTTTTGAATAATCATAATATTGATCTTTTTGCCCCTTATCTAAAACAAAATCATTTGTTTTGTCTATATACGATCCTTTATAAATGTTTAATAAAGAAACTAATATTTTAGATTCTTCAAATGAAATGATATCGTTAATTTGGAATTTATTAGAATTTAAATATACAAAACTTATTTCAGAACTTTGTATATCTACTATTTGGGCAGCAGATCCGCTAGCAGAACCATATATTCTTTCACCAATAATTGCATTTGTTACTGATTCGCTTGGAAATACTAATTTATCTAATATTGGTGAACTTGAATTTGGAGATTCGTAAACACATAAAACTTTAGAAACATCAGGTACATTTAAGCATATTTCAATATCTTCAACTCTAGTTCCATAATGTTTACTAGTAGTTAATCCACTAATACCATTTGAAATTTCTAAAGAAGTTTTATCTATTAATAATTGTTGACTTCTTTTGTGTATTTTTGATTTACTTCTAATTAAATTTTTAGTTATTGTACATATAACTGCTACATTTGCTGATTGTGATGGTTTTAGACCATAAAATGTGATATCAGATCCATTATTTGTAATTTGAACTTTTTCCGATGTTAGAGTTTCAACAGATCCATCACTATAGAAAATAGAATATCTACTTGGAGAAAATGGTTCAAAATATCCATTGGATATTGAAAAGTCTCCAGAAACTCCCAAAGATAATTGTCCTAAAGCAGAAGTACTTTTTTGAGATACTTGTTTAACTAATGTTATTTTTGAAGACGATAGATCAACAGTAGATACATTTTTATTAGTTAAATTAACGTACAGATTAGATTTTTCTTTATTTTTAATAATGGATTCACCTAAAGAAAATGTAGCAGTAACGGAACTTCCTGATGGTAAAGAACCTAGACACACATTGTCAACAGATGGAACAGCTTCAACATGCATTCTTAAACCATCTTCACTTACAGATACAACTCTATTATAAGTTTCGGTTGATAATCCAGAAACTTGATATCTAATAATAGATTCCGTTTTTATTCCAACAAAACTGAGTCCGGATGAAGAAGTAACTGTACTAATTCCAGACAAACTTGGATTAATTGTTATTGTATCAGAAGGATTAAAAGTTGGTGTAACTATTTTTTGTAAAAATGCATCTGCTGAAAAATTTGTACTTAGACCACTCAAAGATAAATTAGTAGAATCTTGATATACTGATTTTATATCTTGTGGACCATAAACTTTAATATCAGATATAGTTCTAGTTAAATCTTTATTTGAATTAATAATTATTTGTTCATTTTTTACAAAAGAACCGGAAGTTTGATATACGTATAAAGTATTACCACTATTTGGATTTTCTGCCACATATCCAGAAGCTCCACTACTTAATCCTTTAACATGTGATGATACTGTTACTTGATTAGAAATATTTGCATTTAGTGTTAATCTAGTATATGTTTGTATGTCGTAAGTATATAAATTCCATTTTGATGATTTGTTTTGATATGTACTATCGCTTAAAGAAAAGGAATATATTCTGGCTTTTCCTATTGTAGTTCCTGTTCCTATAATATTACTTGACTTTCTTTTATTGAAAAATTTTACATCATAAGTATTTCCTACTCCTATTGCTGGACATCCAGATACGTTGTTTAGAACTACTAAATTTCCCATTTCAAATAAAACGGGAGATTGTAAAGATGTATTTAAAGATCTAGTTTTTCTAGAATCTAAAATTGTTGTTGATGATTTTTCTATATCGTTTCCGTTGACGTATGCCTTACCTGAAGAAATTTTGACACAAAATATATCTTCAGATGGAGTATTATTTTGCTCTGTCTTTTCGTTAGCAGTAAACAAACCTTTCTGATCTACTAAATTGTTTAAAGAATCTGCTACATCAACAAAAAATGGACTTAGGGAAAAATTTCCAGATTGTTCATATGTTCTTTTGGAAAGATATTCCTTTATTAAAGAATAATCGGTTGTATCCTTTATTTTTTTAACTACTCCGTTAGTTATTCTAATAATTTCAATAAAATTAGTATCATCATAATCATTCAAAAGTTGTTTTGCTAATTTAACTTTTAATTTAAATCTATCTGCCCCAGGCGCTGAATAATTTGTAAATCCTTTAGCATTATCATACAAACTATTATCATCATATGAACTTATAAATTCTTCAGAAATACTTAGACCAACTCTATATGATGGTGTATTTGAGTATTGATCTAATATTATAGTGTCTTTGTCTACAGTTACAAAAAGATCTCTTAAGTAATAAATTCCAGGAGAAATAGATACTGCGGATCCTATAGATGTAGAATTTGATTCTATCAAAGATGCTATTGTATTTCCAGAAGTGATGGTAGTATTTCCGTATTTAATCGTATCAAGTAAAGTTAAAGTTTCACCATCAATAAATCCTGAATTATTGAACGAAGAATTTGAATTTAAATACTTGACATATAAAGTAGTAACATTTTCTATTGAATCATTTCTAGATAAAACGTTTTGAACTACACAAGTAACTTGGGATACGTCTCCAAGTAATTTTTTACCTATTAATTCTTGATAATAAAATTCTACATCTAAACCCAAATGAATTGGATTTATTTTAACCGCATAGTAATTAGAATCATATGATATATCTCCAGGAACTACAACTGACCCATCTTTAAAAAGATTTTTTCCTATGGCAGAAATTTGATCTTGTAATATAGATTGTAATGTAGTTAATTCTCTTGCTTGAACTGGATATCCAGGCTTAAATAAAACCTTATAAAAATTTTTTGTTGCATCAAAATCATCAAAATATGGTGATAGATTTAAATTTGTTTTTGCCATTTTAATTTAAAATTCCAGTACGATTTTAATGTCTTCTTTTTGTTTTGGATTTCTATTGACAATAGGTCTATTGTCAATATAAATTATTTCACCAGATCTTTTATTTATTTCTGGTGTAGAAATGCCATTTACAAAATTTGTATTTAAATCAATTGATTTTGAATTAGAAATAAATAAATCACTTTCTTGAAATGATGGATCAATAGCAGCACTAAATCCATCTGATGTTGTTATTAGACCACCAGATGTAGAAAATCCTATAGGAGAAGATTGTGTAAATACAGTTTTAGAATCTTTTTGATCATATGATAAGTCATTAAAATATAAAGATCTATCTGTAAAGTATTTTAAAACCTTTGTTTCTGGATCATAAGAAGCTATATATCCAGTTGCCGTACCAACTCCAGTAATTGATTGGAATATTTTATTTCCAGGAATTGCTAATTGTGGAGAAGACACAGTATTTTCGTTTAATTTTAAAGAATATAAATTTGAAAATGTAGTGTCATAATATGTTGAAGATGCAGATCCTGCTATTGTTGGATTTTTAATAATTCCTATTTGTGCAAACTTAATATCTGTTGGAAAATCCTTTGTAGAATCATCAAATCTAGCATATATTAAAACTCGTTCACATCCTAATTCCGAGTATATATCATACCCATGCCCTCTTGATGGTGGTATTACTGGTATTAAATGTGCAAATGAAGTAGCTCCTTGATTTATAGGAGACAAATCAACTCTACCATAAGTATAGTTTTTTCCACCACTAGAAACTAAAACATCATTTATTCTTCCACCAACAACATCAACAATAACTTTTGCACCTTCACCATCACCTATTATGTCTAAAGATTCTGTTGAAGAATTATAACCTGTTCCTGCATTTTCTATGTATACTTTTTTTATTTGGTTCTCGTTTACTAAAGAATCTCCACTAGTCCTAATAGATTTAATATCAGCATCATTTGTAGATGACCAATTTTCTGGAACTGGTATATACTCAATAGAATCAAATTTAACTATATCACTGGGAGAAACTGTAAATAAATATTTCCACAAATATCCATCTCCACTTTCTCCAGCTCTAGAGGGCTCTAAATCAACAAATAAAGGTTCATCCTGAGAGGGATTTCCTAATCTATTTGTTGATTTTGAACCATTATCTATACATAAGTAAACTCTATAATCTTTGTTAACTACATAATAATTTGCATCATATAGTCTATATGAACTAGTCTTTGGAGATGGATTCTGCACAGAATAATCGTGCCTATACATCTCATAAATTGTATTTTTCGACCACTGAACTTTTCTAATTAATCTTCTAACATTATCACTTGTTATTCTTTTTCCAAAAAGAATAGTATCTTTTACATGATTTAAGTAATTAAAATTATCTGTAGGGGATGGTATAGTAGAATCCCAATTAGAAGTTCTGCCAAAACCCACTGAAGAAGGGTTTGCTAAACCTAAAAATACATAATAAGAATTGTTTGGGTCCTGTACGGACTTTACAAAATTTTCAGAATTTAAAACCCTAAATTGATCAGTAACTATTGCCGACATTTATAATTAAATTACTTTATCTTTATTTATAATTTAATCCAAGAATATTTTTACTAATCCACCTAATTCTCGTAATCCATAACCTCTTCTTTGTATTGTTGGAAATGAAGATAATCCAGGGGATGTGGTATAAGATGATAAATCTATAGATAATGGATTAGTTTCTGATCTTTTTACTGAACTAAATTTGCCCCATGAAAATCTTCCTTTTATTGAAGATCCACTCGTATTAAGACCAACTACCGTTGTGTTATCCGAAATATTACATATTATTTCACCATTAAGATTTAAATTTACTATTTGGTGAATTTTGTATATGTTATCACAATAAGTATTTCCTATAGAAACAATTTCTAAGTTATTTGAATCAATAGATGTTATCCCATTTCCAATAGAAGTATCAAAAATATATATTGGATACCCAACAAGTAAATCACTTATATTTGAATCTTGATCATATGATGTAAAAAACTTAAGCGCCATGTAAGTTCCTATACCAGGACATGTTGTTATTCCCGTAATTATTCCAGAGAATCCTTGAACAAAATTAATATCAGTAACTAATTCATTAGTAGATCCAGAAACGGGTGCGATTACCTCTGGTGGATTTGAAGATGTATATCCATAACCTGGATTTACTATATCAATTGGTGTAGTAATTGTTCCTGCGGCAGAAACCGTTGCATATATTGTTGCATCTGTGCCCCCAATAGAAGAAACAGATCTTAGTTTTAGTAAAATACTATTACCAACACCGACTCCATTATATCCACTTCCTCCATCATTTACAGTAATCTTAGAAATTGTAGAAGCAACAGAAACTGTCGCAGTAAGTGCTGCAGATACTATTGTTTTGTGATTAATTATTAATCCACTAAAATTGGGAATATTGAGGTCAAAATCATTTTCTTCATATTTGAAAAATTGAGCATCATCAACAAATATTTCAGTGTCTGAACTTGAAATAGATTTTATTATTTTTGCAGTTGGAAAAACTTGAGATTCCAGGCTATCCCTATCTTTATATTGTGTAATTAAATTTGTAACAAGATCTGTTTTTTGAGGAATTAAGTCCATTGGTTTGGGATTCAATTCATCTATTCCTTCACCCAAATAAATTCCAGTTTCAAAAGAATCTGAAGAAGTTATAAAGGAAATTACTCTAGGATCTTGTCCGATAGTGAAAGGTAAATTTTCATTTTGCTTAATTTGTATTGAATCTCCTGGTTTAATAGTTGGATAGACATTTATTTCCACACTATCGACACCAATTGTTCCTCTATAGAAAAATATTGATATATTATCTTCAAATTTTGGTGGTTCAAAAAACTTAAATGTTGTCCCACCTTTATATTCATATGAGACTCCAGGTTCTTGTAAAACACCATTGATAAAAATTAATAATATTGTCGAAAAATCAATAATATCTGCTGCTGGATCTGTTTTACTGCGCTCAAAACTTAATAATTTATTGTCTTTTATAAGAGGAAATCTTGTTCTAGATCCATTTTGTAGTGATTTTATTGTATCAACAAAATCAAATTCACCAACCTGCCAAGCAGCAAAAGTATCACTTTTTACCTCAGTAACTGTAAATACTAATTCTTCTAATGGTTTACTAAGACCAGCAGAGGTTGTTAGACCATTTAATGTAAATACATCACCAAGTTCAAATGAATAACCTGGTTTTGTAATTATAAAATCACTAATATAAGAATAAGAAGATCCAATTCCAACTCTTTCTGAAGGTGAAGCAACGACAGTTATCGAAAGACCTATTCCAGTTGTGCTTGTGTTTCCAATAGAAGGTCTGTATAAACCTTTAATTGATAAGTTTTGATATGTTGGATCGGAAATAACTGCCATAGGATTGGAGTATCCTGTTCCACCATTAATGATACTAAAACTCGTAATTGATCCACCAGAACCAACATTAGCAATAATTGTTGCTGCAGACCCAACATGAGAAGTATCAGTAATTGCAACTGAAACGGAATTGAAATAACCAGATCCTTTAAATTCATCTCCAAAATCAAATCCAAATGAAGTTGTTAAAGATGATGCATTTGTTGTTAGTTTTGACAATGTTATTGAATTCACACCAACAGATGACACTAAAGTATCATTTTGTAATATATTAGTTATGTTTGGAACTTTTAGATTTACATATTGTGGAACAAATTTTATCTCATCAACATATTTGTTTAGAATATTCATAACTTTTTGATTAATTCTGATACTGTCAGTATTAATACCAGTTATTATATCTGTAGTTATTCCAATATTTCCAGTTGCTGCTAATCCAACTATTATTGAAGTTGTAAATCCAATAGATTTAATTGACCCACCAGCACCGACAGAAACATCTAAAACATCCGATGGAACTCCTATTAATGGAGCATATCCATAACCACCAGTAAATGCTAATGATACTAATACACCACCTTTTGGAAGATCATTTTGATTTATATCATAATCAACTGTAAATGTTTGTGATGTATTTGGTAATGTTATTCCTTTAAATCTTATACTAGAAATTCCACCAGAATTCAATATTTCATAATTATTGGTTGTATTATTTGTCGTATCTGGAGTCTGATATATGTCATTTAAAATTAAAATATTATTACCAGGAATAGCATCGGATACAGTTTTTCCTTGAGAATATAAAGTAAATGTTCTACCAACACCTGTAAATTGTAAAGATATATCATCATAAATTCTATTTGTCGAATAATCTTTTCTTAAATATACTCTACCATTAAAAGTTGATTTTGGAAGGGGTAAATAATTATCTGCAAGTAATGCATTATTTCCTTTACCATCTGGTGCTTCAGAGAACCAAATTTTATTTCCAACAATATTATAAGATCCTCTGTATATTCTAACATCAGAGTTATCGCTGTGTGTTGTGGATATACTGCCCAATGTTCCTCTATTAACATTACAAAGTGGAATAGTTCCCAATCCACTAATTGGACCATATACAGTAGTTCCAAATCCAACATTAATAACTGTCATATATTCATTATTAACTTTAAGTATATCAATTGGTTGAATGGAAGATATTCCAGATAATGAAATAAATGAAGTTCCCGCACTAACTAAACCTCCAATATTATTTGATAAAGTTTTTGACAATGGGGTATAACTTATTGGAGATTGTAAAACACCATTAACTGTCAACACAGTTTTTTCTAACTTTTTCTTCATCTCAAATTTATGAACATTTCCACCTCCAGAGTTAGTAAATGTAAATCCTATTCCATTTTTAGTTCCAGTTATTGTAAAATTATTTTCATCTATTTTTCTAGCATAAACAGTTGATGGGCAAATAGAAGTTATAATACCGACTTGGAACTGATTTCTGAAAGATGTAGCAGTAGCAACATTTGATAACGTTGCCGAATAATTTAAATTAGATGAATAATAAAGTATTCCGGAAGATGATGGTGGATATACTGATGAAGTTATAGAATTAATTCCGATAGAAATTATTGTCCCATATTGAGTATTATTTCCAGAATATATTCCAGATCCAACAGTTAGTATAGATGTATTTGAAATTCCAGTGATAACTGAAGATCCTGAAGAAACATTTCCAACAAAATAACTATATGTTAATCCTATACTAACAATACTAGTATTATCTGATATATTTGGTCCATTAATAATATTATCGCCTGTAGTAATAATGCCATCAGTCGAAGCAATTCCGGTTATGGTTTTAAATCCAACTATAGAGTCACCAGTAAAAATAGTTCCTCCCACTAGTGTAGATCCTATACCAACAGAAGATGCCGCAACACCAACTAGTGAAGAAGTGGGGGTATATATTAATTCTTCATTGTCCTCAAAAAAATGATTTCTTATTGTGAAAACACCTGTACTAAGATCTAATTGTCTTGTATTTTTGGGATTAAATGACTTTTCGAATATCGGTATTCTATTCCAATTTAAATCAAAATCTAATCTATCCTTTCCATAATTGTTAATAGATCCGTATTTATTGATATAAATTCTTTCTCTGGAAGCACCATATGATAATATTTCGGGAATGTTAAATTCATCATACTCGCTATAAATAAATTGATCAACAGACTGAACTAATATAGATGATTGTAAAAATTGATTGTCTGGATGAAATACTAAGTTGACTAAAGACCCATCATTATTTGATGAAAAAGTACCTATCCCATTAGATTGACCAACTGTTATAAAAGGATCACTTTGCAATTTAGTATATGTTTGATCTGAAATTACAATTACCTGATAAATTGCTATAGTAGAACCAACAGAAACTCTAACTAATGATTTTAATAAAGATTCTGTAGAACTATCAAAAGTCTTAATAGTTGTTATTCCGGTAATAAATCTATAATCACTTTCAATTCTAGAAGTTTTTTCCGATCCTGGAATTTGATCCTCTACTAAAAATCTATGTGTACCTTCACCTAATTCAGTTTTTCCAATTGCGACGGTTTTAGTTTTAATAATTAATTTATCATTTGTATTATTAATAAATGATAAATTAATTACACCAGAATTTACTGATAATCCAAAAGTTCCAATATACCCAGATGAATATCCCCCAAAATATTGGGAAGAATCGAAATAGTATTCTGCTAGATGAGTATTTTCACCATCGTAAGTTCCAACTACTTCATAATAATTTAGAGAATAGTCTCTAGTATTAATTATCAATGAAGATGATTGTATGGTATGATAATCAGAAGATAGAGCTCTAAAAACTGAAGTACTAAATCCTATTTGAGGACTTACTTCTTTAGATTCACTAAACAATCTAAGGAATCCATAATTTGTGATTCCAAATCCAGTTACATTATCTGGAGAAAAATATTCTCTATAAATTTTTATATCATAACTAGTTCCATAAGGATCAGATGGATTAAAAATTAAAGATGGATCCCCAACATTATTGATTTGACCTTCAAAATAACCAAGATCAAAATTTGTAAATATATTAGATTTATTTAACGTATATGTATTTTTAAAATCATTAAGAATAACTAAATCTGAAACCTGATATGATATTTCATCTTCCAATGTATTTTTAGTATTTGAAACTTGAACTAAAAATTTAGAATAAAAATCAGTTATATTATATGTAATAGATTCTAAAAACTCATCTTTATTAAATTCTGAGCTAGAAAAACTATTACTAATATCGTCAATTTGTAAAACTCTATTAGATCTGCATTCAATAAAGTTGGAAAGTTTTTTATTCAATAATCTAACATTTGAAGAGAAAAATTGTGTTGCTTCATAGTCAAAAGCAATATCATAATCTTTAATAATATCCACTCTTCTTTGATTATCTAAATTTAAAACTGTTGAAAGGGATGAAGTTCCCCCTATAGAAGTTTTTGCTCCGGAACTAAATCCTATTTCTCCAAAACTTTTAGTTCCTATTGGATGAACCAATTTATTTAAAGGTTCCGAATATCTATCATATTCTACATTACTCTTAATTGAATACGATAAATTTTGATAATAATCATTGTCAGGTAATGCTTGTGTATCTAAATTTAATTTTCCAACATCAGTAAGCCATCCCAAATTAGATTTGCTCGAAGAAAAATAATTAAATCTTCCGGAATATGAAACTACATCAGTTATTGTTGCCTGAGAATTTGAAAAAGCTCCTTTTATCCTATCAAATATTTTAATTTCTTGAGATGTTTTTGAAACATTAATTGAATCTTGAGAAGCATTCCTTATTTCTAAATCAGTTGGAATATTATTAACGTATAATGCTTCACCATCAAAAAATTTACTTTTTACTTGAACTATATCAAAAATTGGATATGATTTTTCATTTATTGCAGAACTATACGTAGTTTGACTTAATACCGGAATTCCGGGATTTAAAGTATATGGAGAAATATCATATTTTAAAACAGAATTTCCAGGGTCATTTATAAAATCTGTTACTCTAAAAAAGTTATACCCATGGTCTGTGGAATTAAATCCATCTCCAGGAAATGATATATTTCCAAATTCATCTTCTGATCTTCCTTTTTCTACGCCTTCTACAAAAATATAATCACCAACATCAAATGGGGGTGTTGTAAATCCATAAACTGGAGGAGTTCTAACTAATGCATGTACTATCCCATCTACACAAGTAGTGACACCAATAATACTAACACCATTGCTATTATTTACAGTATACAGACGATGAACGGAAGATCTTAATCCTTTTGGTCTAGATATTATTTTTACAGATCCTACTGAACTTCCATTTAAAGATAATTCTAATATTCCAGATTGTACTACTTCTCTCGATAGAGTATCAATTAAAACTAAATTAGGTTTTGATAATAAATTTTTTCCACCATCAATAACATTAATTTGTGAAATTTCCTCATTATCACTCAATATAAGTAAAGTGTTTAAATTTGCTGATGGGCGTAATGTTTTATCTGAAGGATAATCAAATCCATCATTCGAAATTTCTATTGATTTGTATTTTCCTATAGATTTTGTAGTTGCATTAATATATGCATTTTTTCCCGGTAATTTTTTAGAAAAAGAAGTATCTACTCCCACTATTCTCGGTATTTTTTTGTAACCGGACCCACCACTTAATAGTTTTAAAGATGCAATTGGGCCAACTGCATTCTTTGAAGACGTAGTATATTGAATATTAGAATTTTGATCAGTATATCCTAAAGATTCTGGTATTCTTTTTAATGAAATAGAAAAACTTGTATTGGAAGATTGATAAGCAATACAATTTTGTTGATTATAAAAACTATCAACAAAAATTATTTGATAATCTGATTCATTATCATTTGAAAAAATTGGATTATTGTCATTAAGTAAACAATAATATAATGGTGGCAAATTACCATCATAATTGAGTTTAAGTTCTGCGTTTATTCCAATAGTTCCACTTCTGGAAACATTAAATTGTGATGTTGCAGCAGTAGAAACAAAATTTCTATTAAAATTTTTATCATAAAAAAGATCAAATTTATAACCACTTAAAGATGAGTCTGATAGGTCAAATATTAAATCATTATTTCTTATTGATAATATTTGTGGATTAACTTTACTTATTTCTTGCCCAGAACCTCCAGAGTTTTGTATATTAATCTCATTTACTGGGAAAGAAATTGCATCTGAATTAGTTTCACATAATTTTATGCGATTACTGTCAACTTTATGAACATAATAAATTCCAGTTGAAATACCACCATTAACATAATTTGCAGCATTATAAAAAACTTTTTGACCAGTTTGAAATGTATGTGAAGGTAATGTAATAGTATTTTCATTTGTGCTAACTGAAGAAGATCCAAAAACTTGAGGATTTACCAGTAAAACATTAAAATTAGAATTATATTTTAATGTGCTTATTCCACTTAAATTTGGAATTACTTTAAGATCAATAAATTCTCCATTTTGTATACCATGATTAGTGTACGTATTAATAGTTGTTTTTATTTTAGATACAGTACCAGTTAAAACTTCAGATGAACTTAAAACAGATTCAAGTTTATAATCATATTTGTCAGAACCATTTGATGCAAAATATAATCCTGAAGATGATGTTGTAAGACCAACAGTTGTTACAATTCCAATAAAATCTTTTGATTTATTAATTACATATACATAGGAGTCTTCCGTAACTTCTGGAGGTAATGAAAATTCAAATCCAGATGAAGTATTAGAAACTAAAATAGAAGCACTCCCTAATGAAGGACTTGCTGATAACTTTACTAAATCATTTGTTTTAAATGGATGATTTGGTATGTAAATGCTTCTAGTTGGAACAGAAACTTGTTTAGAAAAATCTCCATAATACTGTGTTATTGAAGTTTCTTTACCTTCTAAAGTACCAACACCTACAGAATTAACAGGATTAAAATAAACTATAGATTTATTTTTAGATTCAAAATATTCTGAATTTAATTTTATTTTAAATATACAAGGTATTTCTTTTACTAAAGATGATAATGTATGAGATATTCCCGTTTGATTTCTAACACACCTTAGAATATTGTTTTCAAAAATATTTAAGATTCTAAATGTTTCATTATTAATAGAAATACTACTACCAATACTTACATTTGATAATGGTTTGTTTAAATAAACATCCGTTGTCACACCAACACTAGATGCTGGTGACAATTCTCTCATTAATAATGCATTTTCAGGTTCAACTATAATTTTGTGATTTCCTGCAAGATTTTTTATAGACGAAGTACTTAATCCACTAATCTCAACACTTTCTTGATCTAAAAGATTATGTGATGGTAAAATTTTTCCTACAATTGTATTTGAATTTTCCCAAGTAAATTCCACGTTTTCGTATAAATTATACGTCGTGTTTATTGACTGAATATCAGATCCATTTAATACTTTTTCAATTACACCCAACGCTCCAGTTCCACCAGTTCCTTCATTGTCAAAAATAATCTTATCACCAACACTATAGTTTTCTCCAGGAATTTGGACTATTAATCCATCTACTGATCCAGTTTCGACAGATTTAATTTCAGATTTTTGTTTTAAACCAAAATTTTTGGGTAAATAATAATTCCTAGAAAATTTTCTATTTATTCTATACGGGAATGTATTTCTTAATAAAGTTTCATCATCTAAATCTAAATTTTGGTCTAAATCAAAATTATCTTCTGGTTTTGACCTATAAGAATTTCCTATAAAATATGGAAACTCTGGAACTATTTCAGTTTTTGCAGCAGTGCTGATATCTAATTTAGTGCTTGAATAATATGCATATGTGCCATTTGGAAATTCTGGAGTTTTTGAAAATCTTCCATTATGTTCGTCAAGATCTCCAGAATTTGTAAAAGAATAGTCCTCTACAAAAAATCCAGGTGGTAAGTCTTGCAAAGATGGTCTATTGTAAACATTTTGTGGATTTAAAGTGTATCCACTTTTTAAAGGTACAATTTGAGACGAAAAATTAGAAGGATCTTCATATCCATATGGTCCATATATTGGATATCCATCCCTAGACCATCCTATTATTATAGAATGTAATGTATTTTTGTTCGGATCATTAAATTCTAAACCTTCTCTACTTGAATAATATCCATTTACTGCGTATGTTAAACCAGTTTTATCTTTATTTTCTAAGTAAAACTCGCCAGGATATCTATAATAATCATTGACGGTTAATGACCTTATAGTTGGAATAAGAACAGCTCCCTGTCCCGGTGTTGAAATAATAATACTTGTGTTATTATCATATCCAACTCCTTCATTTAATACAATTACAGATTCTATCAATCCATTAGTTACAACTGCTCTTAATTTACACCCTAATCCAGATCCAACAACTTCTAAATCTATGTTTTTGTCATAATCAAATCCTTTATTCTGAACTTGAACTGATACAACTTTGCCATTAATTAATAAAGGTTTTAATTGAGCTCCAGATCCTTTTTTAATAGTTACAATTGGATTTATGTTTAAATTTAATGCAGTTGATCCATAATCACTACCCTGATCATAGAGATATGCCCCAGTAACACTTCCTCTAACAATTGGAGTTAATTTTACCTCTGAAGAAATTCCAATGTACTCCGCAGTTAAATTTACTTCTATTGGTGGGTATGAAAAAATTTGATATCCACTACCGGAAGAATTAATACTGACAAATTTTCTTTTCAAATAGTTTAATTTACTACTTTCAGTTTCATTTTCTTCTTTTAAACCACCATCAGACAGTTTAAAATTATCCGAATCAATTTTTAATACATAGTACTTTTTATTAGTATCTAATCCATTAATTTGCTGCCCGTCAAACGAGTAGTTTATTAAATCTCCATCATTAAAATTATGATTTTTAAATCTTATAGTGTCTGTTTGGACTATTACATTGGAAGGTTTAACCTTTAAAACTTTATTAGTATAACCTTCTCCAGGATTAACTATTCTAACGTATGATAAAACTTTAATCGGATCATATAATCTAAATTTATGAATTCCATATGTATTTACTGTTGTTAAACCAACAGTATTAATACCACTAGTTAAATCATTTAAACTAGTGTAAATTTGAATACTAGTTGAATTTATAACTTTGGGATAATAAATTCCACCGTTTATTAGATATTCGCCACTATCTAAGTTAGATCCACCAAAGGATCCTATACCAATACCCAAATTTCCATTTGAATTGTATACTATTTTTTGTCCATCTAATAATGCATGTGGAGAACTAAAAGAAAAAGTATCGTTGGAGGGATTTATAGATCCTCCAAAATCTATCGTTTGCGCACTAAAAGTTATCTCTCTAAATTGTTTTTTTGTGATTGGATCAAAAACTGCGCCTTTTCCATTTCCACCCTTTGCTGATATTGAAATAACTCTTTCAATTCCAAATTGTTGAGGATCTACAAGCACATCTTTAAAATTTCCTGTCACTATTAAATTTAATAGTGCAGTTGTTCCAATACCCGTGTTTGGACTTGTTATTTCTGCTCTTGGTGGACTAATGACATCATAATTAAATCCTTGATTAGAAACATCAATTTTTTCTATTGGACCATAAAAAACTTTATCAGTAGATTTATAATTTATAATATCAACACCATTTATTAAAGATCCAATGATTCCCGGAGAAGTTTCAATATTTTTTTCGGATAAATCAAAATTTTGATTTATTGTAAATTTTTTAAGAGAATTAGAAGGTAATAAAATTTGAGATGCATGTTGAATAAGAACAAATCTATGGGATCCAATAGAATAATTTTTATCAAAACGTAAAAAATCTTTTACTGGTAAAAATGATGCTGCAGAATATAGACGTATTTTATTTTTTTGCGGTAAAACTTCGACTATAAATTCTGAATTATTTTGCAGTCCATTTATAGGAGAATCTGTAGTATAAAAATATTTTACTACATCTCCAGTTAAAAATGGAACTTCATTATCAAAAGAAAGTACTGTATATTTTCCTCCCAAAATTCCATCAAAAAATTCGTCACTATCATTATTTGAATTAATATTTTTTATAGATTGTTTAATATCTAATGTTATTTCTCTCGACGGTAACGAGTTAGACGCAACATACATTTCATTTTGTTCTGAAATGTATGTGTTTTGAACGTTCGAAATAACTTGTGGATATTTTATTGGAATAAAAGTACTAGATGCAAATTCATAATTTCTTCTAATATCTATTTTTTGTTGTGGTAATATTCCAAATATGGGAGAATCTAACGTTATTTCTCGCTGATTAATCGAAGTTACAACAACATTATCTAAAACTTTTTGTTCTGTGTCGGTTAATAAAATATCTACAAAATCACCTACCTTTAAGCTGCTCGGATGAGTGTCTTCATAAAGGGTTATTACTGGACTTCCAATAGAAAATTTTTGTATGTTATAACTAGATTTTGTATTATAAATCCAAGAATTAAATGCATACTCTTTAAATTCTTTTGTTGCTATATCATATCTAATATCAGATCCAAATTCTCCAACTTCTACAATATCATTTTCGGATAATAGAATAGAATTTTCTATTCCAGAAATACTAAACAAAGATCCAACTACTACAAATTCTACTTTTTTTTCTATATTTCCATTCTCATAACCATATAAAATATAATCTTTAAAATATAATTCTTTTCCAGGATTTATTGGACTAAAAACTCCAGAACATTCATAAAATTGATTGACACTTTTATTCTGATACGTAATTTCTTGTCCATTGCAAATAAATTTTCCAGAGTTTTCAAACCCTAATGTAGAATCAACCGTAATTGTTGAGGAACCAATAGAAACATTATTTGATACTTTAGTTTTTGGTGTGATTTTAAAATTACCCTCTATTAAATCATCATCACCATATCCATAAAATAAATGAATTTTATAAAGAGTTTTATTATTTTTTGTGGATATGTCAATTTTAGATATTGGGCCTGAAAAAGAACCATCTACACTTCTTATTTGCTGCCCAACTAATTTAAACGGATCACAATTTTCTGTAATTAAATCACAAACTACAATATTTCTACGTAAATATTCTCCAGAAGAAGGTTTTATTAAAAAGTTTTCAAGATTTATAATTTTTGGATCTTCATTAAACAAGACTTTAAAAAGAATCTTTATTGATTCATCAGTCCCTTTTGTTTGATAAAAACTTTTTATATTGGAAATGAAATTATTAATATCTAATTCTGGGGAGAAATCAAAATCTTCAAATCCTGGTGCAAAAAGATATTTTAACTTTTTATAGAACTCTTCTAAGAATAAAGAACTTAAGTTTGTTACTAATGAACCAGATTTGTGAGAAGAAGATTTTGTTGTTGTAAAAACTAACTCCTCTGGATTTGATACATTATTAAAAGAAGATATTCCAGAAAATCCACGGAAACAACCTAAAAGGGTGTTTCCTTCAATTCTTTCATATGTAATTATTTCATCATCAATTTTTAACAAACCATATTGTTTTGGAAATCCTTTTGTAGAAGAAAGAACTATATTATTAGATGTCGCTAATATATCAGAGGTAATAGTAATCTGTTCTCGATTTATTTTATCATTTAAAAAATCGAAATTTAAATACTGATCTAAATTCTCTATAATATCTGAAGGACCACCTTCAAATTCTTGAGAAATATAGTATTGCTTTAAGAAATCCAAAAATTTTGGATTTTCATCCAAAATAAATTCTGGTATTTGATTACTAATAATTTCGTTTACTTTTATTCTACTCTCAAAGTTTGTCGATATCATATTACCTCGTTATTTTACCGTTAGAATAACTTGAAGTTACTGGAAAATCAACTCCTGAAATTTGCTCACCAGAAACAATAGTATCTCTTAGCATATTTATGTTGTTTGCGCTAGTGTTTACGTCAAAAATAACGTATAAATCTTTTAGTCCTATTACATCATTTGATTCTGGATATGCCTGAACTTCAATTACACCATTTGGTAAAGAAGTTGAGGAAATATTGATCGTATTGATAAGTATTTCGCCAGTTTTGTAATCAACAGTGCCTATTGATTTTTTAACAATTTGGAATGTTTTTAAATCTTCTAATGGTTTAACTATTGTTAACTCTCCAATATCACTAGATGAAGCAACATCAACGAAGAAACAAGTTCCAGTTTCCCCCAAAATAGTAAATCCAGTGCTTTTAATGTTATATTTACCTAGTTCTTTATGGAATTGATTTCCAAAACATAACTCATACTGGGCAAAATTATTTAAAACACAATTTAAATTGCGTCTCATTTTAACTTTCGTAATATTTGAAGTTATAGAAGGATCAACATTATCAATTAGTTGAACAACTTTACTATATCTAAACCTACCAGAGAATTTATTAGATTGTATAGATTTTGCGTAATTATCCAATGATGTAATTACCTTTTCTTTTATTTCAGAGGGATTTAAAATTCTATTTGAATTGTAATAAATTGAACTATCTATTTCAACATAAAGAACTTTAAGATCCATTATCTGGTGATTTATTCCAATTACACCATATTTTTTTAATTTTTTAACAATATCTTGTTTCGTGAAGTCGGATAATCTATAAGAATCTTTTGGTTTAATACTTATGAAAACATTTCCGTACTGAGGTGGTTCCATAGTTTCACCTCCAATAACAGTTACTGCTTCTGCTTCTGGATATAAGTATTTTACTATAGATTCATAATCTACTGAAGTAACTGCTCTATATTGTGAAGAATACAGTCTAGGGGCAAAATACTTTATAGAATCTATAGATTCTATATCATTTCCACCAGTAGCTGGAGATAATGTAGTTATAGATACTGGTTGCGCAGGAGTTTGAATTTGGTCTAAATTATTAGTTAAAATGCCAGCAAATGAAAATAAAGATGGACCATCTCCGTTTTTGCCATCAGTGATGATATAACTAATTTCTACAGTAGATCCTCCCTCTATAGGTTTTCCCAAAATACCATCACCAAATAAGATTTGATACCTATTATCTTCTATCTCTTGTATCAAAAATATTTCAGAATTTCCATCAATTTCTGTTATATTATCAACTAAACTATATTTTAAACCATTAACTTTGACATTTAAGGTGCTAGTATCTATATTTTGATTATCTAAAATAAATTTACGAGTTGATTGATTAACATTAGTAAATTTTTGTGTAATTAAATTACCTTGATATATTTCAACTTCTGTAAAAGTTGCTATTGCTGAATTTGCATCAACTGTAGTAATTATATTGGAAGGTATTGAAAAAACATAATTAGTATTTTCTGAAGCGCCCACACAAACTAATCCAGATTTAAGTATAATTTGTGTAGGTGCTGTAGATACAGATCCTAAATTTACATTAAACGATATTTTTGCTTTTGAGCATGTTTTGGATCTAGGAACATAACCTACATTTCTTGCCAATGAAACTACATTTTCTCTAACAGTTGCAGAATCTAAAAAAGATTCATTAACTATCATATTTGCATTGAATGCTGTTATGTAAGTATTGTATGCAAGAACATCAATTAAGACGGATAAATTTGAACCTTCAAAATCAAAATCGGTGAAATTTGAATTTAACCGAAGGTAATCTTTTATTGATGTTTTAATCTGATCGAAATCCAGATTTGCAAATTTAGTAAAAGGCATTTTATCTGATTGCCTCTAAAATGTAGGTGAATGTTTGTCTTGGTGCAGTTTCACCAATAATATTAAAGTATATAATAATTTCAAAAGAATTTAAGTCTGGATAAGGAGTAACCTCAATCTCAACATCAGATACTCTTGGTTCAAAGTTTAATATTGCAACTTCTATATAATTTTTTAATATTGAAGCCGTACCAAAATCTATAAATTCAAATAAACTAGGTTTTATTTGAGATCCAAACAGAGGATTAAAAAATCTCTCACTTGGAACAGTTTGAATAATATTTTTTATAGACTTTTTAATCGCAGTTTCATTAGTCAAAACGAGAATATCTTTGGTAACTGGGTGCATATCAAAAGATAAACTAATATCTTTAAATCCTTTTGATATTCTCGTTATTGCCATTAAAGTATTAAATGATGTACTTTTTTTTATTTATACTAGGTCCATGGACGTCCGTAAATTGGCTCTGTTCCATAATCCCAATCATCATAATCTACATCATTTCTTATAGATTTGTGAGATGCTTCAGATAAATTGAATTTATTTTTTCCAATTTCATCGTGCATGATTTCCTGAATTACTTTTTTCTTTTCTGGAGAGGAATTGTAATCAGTCACTAATTTTGTGGTGCCCCACATTTGATGCATGTAGTTTTGATCTCTATCTACTGGTAAATTTGACATTTTAGCTCCTGTTTTTTGGTAAAAACAGAACTTTTTTTGGAAGGAGGTTGCTATCTCCCCTACCAGTATTTAACGATACAAGTATCTTAACTTATAATTGTCAGAATTTAGGTATTTTAACAGTTCAATAGCAATTAATTTTGGATTTCCTTCGCCACAGGTGTAAACATCTATTGCCAAACACCCATTTTCAGGCCATGTATGGCAAGAAACGTGACTTTCTGCGAGAGAAATCACGATTGTACACCCTTGAGGTACGAAACAATGTGAAAAAATGTTCAAAATAGTCATTTTTGCACGATTAATGCCCCTTTCCATTGCTTCTTGGAGAGATATGGCATCATTAATGAGGTTAGAATCGACATCATACACTTCGAGAAGAAGGTGATTTCCCATTGAAAACTGTTTCAATTCAATTTAGATAAAAAATTATTTATTTCTAATATTTTGAACCATTTCGTAGTCTTTTTCCAAGATTTTTTTTAGATATTCATCGTCCCAAAGATCATAATATCCAGTTTTTGCTAAAATTTTTCTCATTTTAGTCAAAAATTGTTCATTTTGATATAATATTAGGTTATAAAGTCCATTATTTGTTTGAACACCGTTAATAAAACTTACTTCATCTCTAAAATCATCAAAAAATTTGTATTTTGGATATAATTCATTCAATTCTTGAATTTTTTGATATCCATAATCTATATCTAAATCATCTTCAACTACAAAAATGACGACACCAAACTCTTCATCAAGAGGTTTGATATCGTCAATTGAACAATTTATAATTTTATATGTATTTGTTTTTGCAAAAGGGCATATCGAGAAACCTTTGAGGTCTGGATGAGATTTTTTTAGTTTATCAATCCACTCCTCAAGGTCATCAATCATCCTTTACCTTGACCTCTATACTTTTTACGAGCCTTATTGCGAGACGTGGCAGCATACTTGGTGCCGTCACCATCTCCCTGCCTTGTTTTCTTCGGAGGTCCAGGAATATAAGACGTGCGCTTATTCAGACCACCTTTTGCCTTTACTGCCATAATTAATCTCCTACAATTTCAGTTTGTATTTCAGAAGGGTTTGGAGAACCTGTCTTATAATATTGAAATGACAGGTCCTCCAAGATGTCGAAAAATTCTTGCTCTGTTAGATTAGTGTAGATTTTACGTCCTCTACACAGAATATTGTATTTTTCGTCAGATTTGTTAGACATCAAATAACTCTTGTTTTTTCGTGACCGACTCGTACACGTGGATCGCACCAGATTTCAAATCCTGCTTCTTTTGCATCTAAACAGAAACTGACATCTTCTCCACACATATCTTGAACTTCGCCAGATTCAAAAACTTGCATCTTGGGTGCAAACCAAGGATACTTCATTTCAGAATTTTCAAATACTCCGTGCTTAATCAGTAACCAACCAAATCCCGTATAATCAACAGTAAATGGTTTGCGGCGCTTGGAGATTGTTTCGAGAGTTTCGTGATTCATGACTCCACCATTACCACGAAAATCTTCTTCATCTAACCAATGTGCAACGGATGTAGTCATACCATCTTCGGTACAATACCACCCAGCAGCAATATCTTTGTCCATTAAGACTAACTGATAAAATTTTTCAGTGTTGAATACAATATCAGAGTCAATCCAAAGTTGCCAATCATAATTTAATTTTCCATCCCAAGGAAGTTGATCAGGTCCACGAAGAACGTTTGCCCCCAAACACTTACAACGGGCAAAATTCACCATGGAACTATAATCTTGAGAAATTTGAATACTTGCCCCGTTCTGCACGAGATCGAAGCACATCTGCACAAAATTCTTCAAGAATGTATAAGAAACTCCTCTACCAGGAAGACAAAAAACAATTGATTTCCCACGAATAATTTCTCTTGCCTTTTCGTAATCAAATTCTGGTTCTGATGAGTTTGAGGCAACGGGTGCCTTTGCTTTTACCGTAAATCCTTTAGTCATAATAGGAATAATTTTACTTCAGTATCATACAGTATTATGTATAAAATGTCAATTTCTCTAATTTTTGTTTTCTTTCAAAATTATTTCATCTCCGTCAACCTTTAATTTTATTTCAGTATCTTCATACCATGAAAATTCATTCACAATCCACTCGGGAATTGTCACATAATACTGACCACTTACTGGATCAACTTGCAATAACTGGCAGTCCTCTTCAAAGTTCTTCTTCATTCCATTCTTTTTTACATTTTGTTTTATATAGCATATTTTAAAATTATAAGCGACCTGTGGGGGAATTTTTTATGGGGGAAATTTTTTTGGTTTCGGAGTATTATAAGTCTCATTTGGGTAACACTTTATAGATTAGGGGATCCATCGCTTTTAAGCCCACGCCCGCCGCCATCACGATACCGTTATACCATAATACTGCCATTTAGCACGAACGAACGGCATCACGCTAGCGTTATACTGTGCTGCGCTACGAACGAATGAAGGGGGGCGGTGTGCCCCCCCGTGCCGTCACTTCACGTCGCCCAGGGCGCTGTTGGCGGTGCTCATGCGGGTGCCCCTGCTGCCTGCTGCTCCGCCATGGGTGCGAACGCGGGTGCTGCCGCCTTTGATCTGATTTGCCCAGCGGTTGGCACGGGTGCCATGGGCAACGGGCAGGCGGGTGATGGTGAACTGGATGCCGTCGATGGTGGTGGTGGTCATCGGGTGCGGTGCGGTTTGCTCTGGAATTCTACAGGGTGGAGGGGAGGGAGTCAACCCTCCCCGTGGAAATCAGATCAGGTGATCTGCCAGATCCCAGCGGTGGATCGTGAACCCAGGGTGGCGCTGCTGGCAGGTAGCAAGTGCCTCAGCAGCGGTTGCTGCCCAAACAGAGATCACCTCGGGGAAGGGGTGGCAGTTGCCTTCCTGAATGCCGATGAACAGGAACTGATCAGCGAACACGTCTTCCCAGTCCTGCTCAGTGGGGATGTATGCCTCGTCGATCTGCTGCTGCTCGGTGAAGGCGGTCATCGGGTGCGTTGCGGTTTGCTCTGGAATTCTACAGGGTCGGGGGCGGATGGTCAACCCGCCCCCAGGAGATCAGATCGCCAGGGCGGCAGCGATGCGGTCCCGCTTGCGGATCGCGGTGGGCACGATGAACCAGAGGTCGCGCTTGCCGTTATCGCTGCGGGTGGCATCCAGGATGCCTGCCTTCTCCAGGTCAACCATCACGGCGTGGATGGTGCCCTTATGGCGGCGGGGGTCCATGCCCATGGCGCGAACCAGGTCGCTGCAGGTCATCGGGCCGTCGTTGATCAGGCGGGTGCGGATCGCGGTGCGGATGATGGAGGTCAGCATCGGGTGCGGTGCGGTTTGCTTTGGAATTCTACAGGGTGGGCGGGGCACCCGTCAAGGTGCCCCGTAGGGATCAGTACCCCAACCAGGTCAGCAGTTCGCCAGCGTCGATGCCGCCGATGCCCCAGCGGTCAGCAGTGCCGTACTCCTGCAGGAACTCATTCACACTGCCGTGAAGGTCGGCAGCATACAGGGCGTCGTCATAGGTGATGCATCCGCAGTCGTCAGCGATGTGCAGCAGTTGCTCGGTGAAGGTCTCAGGCATGGTTCCCTTGCGGTGTACTCCAGAATTCTACAGGGTCAGGGGGCAGGGGTCAACCCTCCAGGGGCACCACGTCGTCGGCGTAGCGTTCGGCGTAACGTGCTGCCCACCAGTACCCTTCGGCAGGGTTGATCTGTCCAGCGAAGCGATCCTGGGGGGCATCGTCAGT